GTTTCCTTTCACCACAACGTGGCTTGCGAGAGGTCACTGTCGCGCACGACATGCCTGCTGACTTGTGTGTAGATAACGCCGTCTTTGCACTGGACTGTGACAAACAGATCTGGATACTTCCAGTGCGCGTACATAGCGATCCACGAGTTTCGAATTGAATTGTAAGACTGGAGACAAATATCATCCAGTCGCTGGTCATCTGTAGGGAGTTCTGGCGTAAACATGACGTTCGCTTCCGGAACTCCTTCCAAGATGTACTTGGCTAATGCCTTGTACGCAGAAATCTTCCCTTGATGAATGTTCAGATCTGCGTTGTTTGCAACCGCCTCACGCGCTTCGTCCTCTAGAGGCATACCCATGAATATGTCCTTTTCTAAAAGAAAGAGAGAGAGGCCTGGTCCGGTGGGATGGGTGCCAGGCCTCTCGGCTCTTGGGAGTTGTTCAGTTGTCGGTCGTGCCGGTGGACTCGTCCGTACCGGACTCGCAGGCGCAGGCGTCCTTGACGCGCTTCGCACCGACCACCGCGCCCAGGCCGAAGGTGCCGACGAGGGCACCTGCCTTGAGCAGGGTGGAACGGGACGGCAGCGCGACGCGGAAGCGTCGCTTGGGGGTCTCGATGACGGCAGTGGTCTGCTCGGTCATGGTTCCTTCTTTCTGAGTTGGAATCTCCTATTAGGGGCGTTGTTATTCCTGCGACCCTGAGCACCTGAGTTCCGAGATCCAACTCAGGTGCTCATGGGTTTTCACACACTGCTCGCGATCAATCGCAGTCTCGTTCGCAAGCGAGGCCTCGCCCCCAATGCATGAAATCGCTAGGCTCCTTGAAGAAGGCGAAACCTCCTTTCAGTGGAGACTGTCGAAATTTGGATCGGGTTCCGGTGCCAGCTTGATACCCGTAGCTGACGAGCCGTCCTCCATTAGAATCGGCGTCGGGACGAATTCGACCTGCTGCTCGCTTGTCCAACCCAGCTGATCGCCCACGTTGGTGCTCGGAAGTCCCAAGAACGCGTAGAAATTGTTCAGACTCGCGTACGACTCGCCTCCGTGCATCAGACGATAATTGAGCTGATTGACTGCATGTTCGACAGCCTGTCGATCCGACTTCAAATATCGCATCGTTGACAGATCGCAGAACCACGCCTTGCCTTCATCGATGAAGACTCCCTGCGGAGGAGGATTGTTCTTCATCTTCTCCTCAGCCATCTTGTCGTCGATCGACTTGGCCTTCTTGTCGCCGAGCAGCTCGAGCGCCTTGTTGCGATACTCGTCGAAATCGCCCGACAGAACACCGTACGCAGCGGCCAGAGCGGCCAGACGCCGCACAGCGATCCGATTCGATGCGACGATGCTAACGATCGTGAGAGCTCCGACCCCGGCTGCGGGGATGTAGAGCTTCCAGACCATAAGCGACTTTTCAGCGAGAGTCTTCTCACGATTCTTCTCCGCGTCAGCCGGATACAAATTCGGATTGGTGTCGATGATCTCTCGGGCCTTCCACGTCGCCTTGAACGTCAAATATCCAGTCGCGGCGACCCCGACGACTGCGACTGCCGACAGAAGAGTCGGCGAGTTCTTCTGCACGAGATGGACTCCGTGCTTGGCTGCGAACTTCGGGTTGAACTTCATTCTTCGGTGTCTTCCTCTCTGAAGTCCCGCACGACACGTGTTACGTGCGGGGCGCTGAGTACTGCAATAGCGACCCATTGCAGAATATCGTTGATCATTGATCAATCACCCTTTCTTGATCGGGGTGATGCTACTTGTGATGTTGCTCTTCTCCGTGATGTTCAACTTGGAGATCTTCTTGCGAGCGCGGTAGATCTGCTTGATGATAAACGTTGCGCGCTCACGAGTCTTCGTGCGGAACGTCAGGTTGATCGTGACATCGAACATCTTCTTGCTCCTTCTTGCTGGTTGTTTGCAAACAAAAAATGAGAAGCCGCGTTGCGGTGTTGTTTAGCGTTATAGCTTTCTTCTCATTAGAGTCTATGTATTTTCTGCGGAGTAGCGAAAAAATTTAACACCAGGCTCTAACGTGTAATTATTCCGTCGGCACCATTCCTTGCAGGGAATGGGGACTCGGGCCACCTGTGTCCGATTGGTTACGGTTCTGTGTTAAACGAAGGGTAGGGCTACTCTATACGAACACCATTCGTATAGCAGCATCCAGCCCTTGCGGGTACTGGTTCCTTTCACTATATGCCCTGTAAAAACTGCGATCGAATCTCCTCACTAAAAAAGTGAGGAGAGGTACGACATCCAACTAAAACGTCGTCGTTAAGCAGCTGTTTGGTCCGTGCTGCCACTCCGGCCAGGATTCGAACCTGGACATTAGTGTCTCGGAAACTCTTTCGAGTCCTCTTCTCATTAGAGACCCTGTAAATTCTGCGGAGTGAAAAAGGAGAGACGATGTGGCCGTGCTTGCGCTATCTATCCACTAATTTTACAGCATTCGTCTTCTCATTAGAAACCCTGTAAATTCTGCGAAAAAGAAGAGCCCCAGAATATCGTGCGAAAAGGAGAGACCTGGTTTGGTCTCTCCTTGTGAATCAGCCGTGGATTTCCTTGAATGTCTTCTTGGTGCTCTTGATCATCGATCTGAGCGTGAAGTGGAACATCTTGTAAAACGGGGTCAAGATTACCACCATCAGCATCAGTGCGAAGCATGTGAGCATGATCGAAAACGGGTCCATTGGGGTCTCCTTTTCTGGGTTCATTATACCCCCAGAATATCCTGCGAAAGAAGAAAGCCTAGGATCAGGCTTTCAACTTTGGTTCTACTCAAACGATGTAATTCAGAGTGTCGATCATCTGCTTGATGGCAACCAACTCCATCATCGAACGATCATGTCCTTTAACTTGAAATTCGAGTTGCCGAGAAATCGCGGTGTGGTAATATTTCAGGTACTGCACCATGATTTCAGGGGTCTTTTTTTCCTTGTTGTATTCGATGACGTAGACGATGAGTCGGGTCAGTCCGGCGATGATTTCGTCCATTGAATTCTCCTTGGGGTAGGGGTCTATTATAGACCCCGTAAATTTTGCGACGGAGAAAAGAAGAAAGGCCCTGTGTAGGGCCTCTCAACTGGGTCAGATCCCGGTCATGGTCTGACGCTCACGAGCTTCCTTCCGCTCGACGTACCATCCGTACGCGTAGGCAGCACTGCCGAGCACCACGGTGATGCCGAGGTTGGCAAGGGTGATGCGGCGGTTGCGCTTACGCATGTAGATGACGTCCGGGCAGGTGTAGGTGTGCTTGGTGAACATGGTTCCTCCTGTTGGGGTCTCTGTCTATTAAAGCCCCAGAATATCTCGCGACTAAGTATTGAAAGTGCAAAAATATAGACCCCCTGAAGCATTTGCGCTTCAGGGGGCCTACATCGATTTCCGTGAATGTGCCGCTTGTCAGCGAGGCTTGATGATGTGGCTCAAGGCCTTGGAGCCAATCACATGGCCATGTTCGTACGAGACGATGATGAGGATGCCGACGAGGTTGCTTCCCACGAGAATCAGGGTGTCGGGACTGATCTTCTCACGAAAGCGTGGCTTTCGCATCTTGTTCAGTCTCTCCAACCTGTTCAGCATGGTTGCGTACTCCTCGGAATCTCCTTCTCTCGTGCTCATGTCGTGCATGAGTTCCGTGATTGTGGCGTCCAGAGCAGCTTGAGTATCTTCACTCGGCTTCTCAGACAATGGGGTCTCCTTTCTTCGGGGTTCATTATAGGCTATGAACCCCTTGCGACCCCTAAATCAGGCTGCGTCGTCCTCAACAACCTGATGCTTGACATTCAGAACGACATTCTTCTTGCTCTTGAACGCGTTCGGATGCTTGTTCAGATCGGCGTGCAGATATACCTGGCCGTCCGTAGCGTCCGTAGTGACCAGGAGGTCACCGGCGCCGTCGTACTGTCGTGCAGAAGCCCCGAGAAACAAGCCCAGGAACGTCGCCAGAGCCGCTCCAATGCCCACCACAGCCTCAGGATTCCAGAGCGTGACATATTGAGCCACAGCAACATAAAGTGTCGCCAGACCCGGCAGAAGAATTTGCACTACGAACTTGAGCTTGTCATAAACATTGTTATCGAGATTCAATTTGCTGCTCCCCTTCAGTCGGCTGCTCGGAGACAGTCTCTGAGCTCCTCATTTGTCGGATATGGATTAGCGTCGACCTTGTCAGAGGCTTTACCACTTACCTCAACAAAATCAGTCAGAGTATCCACATATCGATCTACCGCCTCGGTGCGCCGTTTTTCCGAATATGGCGGTTTATGCAGAAGTAGTCCGAGGAACTTGGCTTGTGCCTTCTGAAGCTCCACGTTCTTTTCTGCTTGTTCCTGTGTATAGGTTGTCCGCTCATTGAGAGCGCTGATCGTCTTCGACAGGTACTGTTGGACACAGAGCGTTGATCGTGTCTGTTGGTCCTGCGTTTCTTGGACATCATTACTCGCCTTTTGACTTGCAAAAGACGCCCACACAGTAAGGACGATGACCAGGAGAAGCGCCAGGTCCATCACTAGAGGATGACGGACTATTCCATCCTCGTTCCGAGTGTGATTTGGAAACTTCTCCTTAACAATCTCATCCACCTCATCCAACTCCTCTTTGATCGCTCTGAGGGACCGGACGATGTAGCCCAAGATGAAGCCGATTATGCACCCAAAAAGGAAGAGCAGTAACCGGTCATCAAACGCCATTATCCTCCTCCTCTTTCGAATCGTCCTTTTTGTCTTCGTTTGGCGGGGGTGTCTTTGTCAACGCTTTCTTCTGCGTTAAGACGTATGTTAGGATTGCGCCGACCCCGGTAACGGCAGTGGGATTCTTACCAATGCTCAACCCAAACTCCGGGCCAATCAGAAGTAGAATGGCGCCTCCCACGCCGACGAAGAAGAGGACATTAAATTGCCACTCCTTCAACATACAAACGCCCTTTCTAGGAAAGCGTTGAAGATAACGTCGGGTATCCAACCTCGCCGTTCTCATCGTGCGTACGAATGAACTCGGTCACATACTTCTTGTCGTTGACGCCGTATGCTCCTTGTACCGTGACTCGATCTCCAAGACGATAGTGTCTATTGTACTTGAAATCGATGAAAGGAGAAATCTCGGCGTCAATTGCGCTAACGTGACGTCCTTCTTTTCGTACAGCCCTAAGGCCCTGATCCTCCAGGCTCTCCTCAAAATCGTCGGCAGTTACGCCGTCATCCTTACTGCCACCATCAACGTAGGTGTCTCTACGGTTCCACCCCGAGTTTGAACCAGATATAACGTCTGGGTCGGTGTAGTAATGGGACCTGGCATCACCGTCAACGTACGCACCCGTCTTGAGGGCCGTGCTCGACAGCAGATAGTTTGGATTCTCAAGATGGCCTGCTTTCCAACTAAAGACGATTTCATCCGACAGATCGCGACTCTTGTAAATATCAAATCGCAGATCTGTAATGCCGGAGATAGTGTCTGTAGAGAAAGTACCGTCCCCTGCAACGGTAACTTTGCGACCCTTGGTGTCATTGGGGCGTATGATGCGAATTCCGAGCCTTCCAGAACTGAGAAAGGTCAGAAGTTGCGAATATACGTCACCGTTTTGTACTTTTCGCGCTTGATTCGCCCCATCCGACGAGGGAGGAACGGAATCAGTGATGATGACATTAGGCAACTTGTTCGCCGAAGAATATGTAGACGAGGTCTTGATGCGATCGTTACCACTACCGTTGGCAATGGCATTCCAAATCCAAACTTCGGCCGCTTGGCGAATCGAGTATTTTTTAGCCATCGTAGTTTTCTTACCGTACGGAGCGTTATGCCAAACCCTACATTCCAGGAAGGAATCAATCGTTCTTCCAGTAACCGTAAGCTCAGGCACACCGTCATCGTCAACGGAGATCGAATGCTGTTCCACGATCATCACCTCGTTGGAATCTCTCAGCGTACAGAGACTCCTTTCGGGAAGAAGTTTCATCGTGGTGGACACATCTTGAGTTACCAGTTGAAAATCCCCGGCTGGCTGATACCGCTCGGTCCAGATGAGCGACTTCCATCCTTCAACCAAGGAACCAACTTCGTAGTTCTTCTTAGATACCTGGAGGAGATCCATCAGATCCCCCAGTATTGGGGCGTGAAGACAAGATTACCCTTCCACACCCACTTGTCCTGGGGAGGAACGACAAAGTTGTTCATTCCCGGGTGAAGCTGAAGCCATTCTGAGCTATTGGTCAGGATGCCCATCTTATTGGTGACTTTACCGCGGCGCTTTTGCCAATGAACGTAGCGCTTACCCGGAATGGTAGACACCGACAGAACATCGTTCGTGTGGAACTGCATGTCGAATTCCATGCCGATGTTCTGATTTTCAGCCTGGCGAATATACCAGCCATTCTTGTCGTCCGTGAACTTCACAGCAAACTGGAATCCGGCTTCAGCAGTACCGACGTTGTAAATGTTCGGGTAGTCCAGATCCAATTCGCTTGGTTCATACCAAATCGGACTTTCCGCACTGAACGTCGGGTTAAGACAAGTGAGGGTGATTTGAACTACGGGGTTCTTGTCAAATATCGCGGCTTCGAACTTCGTGATGTATGCATCAACATACGCGACCGAGAAAATCGAGGCCACGAGCATGATACGAACCTTGGGGTCGTACCCCGTGCTCATGAGCGTATACAGATTGTCACGAAGCAACTTCGGGGTTTCCCCCGCATCCCAATCAGGATTCAATCCGATCAGAACGACAACTTCCCGATCCGCCGAAATTCTACCTTGGTACTTGCCCCCGGACGCAGTGCGCGCGATGGCAACATTCTGGTCCGGGGGCTCAAGTCCCGTAATTGACTTGACGTAGTACTTATCGTCCACATGCGCATTGAGATTGGCAATGACCGGCAGCTCACCGGTCTCGCCGTCAAGCACATGCGCCATGACGGGCAAGTTGACGTTATCTAGACCTTTTAGCAACACCGAAGTGATTTTAACGGTCGATTCCAGCACACTCACTTGCCCGTCACCTCCTTAAATAGTGCAATCTGGGACTTAGTACCTCGATATGTCTTAACATGGTTGATGGGCTCAGGCGACACGTTTGTCTGGTTGAAGTTGTAGGTGTCTCCACCTCC